TCACGGTTCCAGACTCTAAGGACCAGATCTGCTGAAAAGTGGATATCCTTTGCTTCACGTGGGCTGTCGTTGTGTGGGTTGGCGTAGTCAGGTGTGAGTTGGCTTAGTACTATAACGAGAATATTGTTTTTGTGTGCGGCTACTCTCAGTTCGTCCAGCAGATCTTTGATCATGACTTGTCTTGAGTTTCTATTGAAGGTGCCATTCATTGGAACTATTTGGATGTAGTCTATGACTATTATGCCGCCCTTCATTTCTGATTTCGAACAGGCTAAGGTGATGTCTTTGATTGTCAGCTGTTTGGATTGGTCTATTATTTGAAGTTTGTCTTCATTTATCCAAGATGAAACTGTCTTGAAGCCGTCATGTTTTTGGTAGTCATCTTCGGTTGCAGTTGGGTTGAAAGTTCTAATGTATTTTAAGAATACTTTTGATGCTTTCATCTCGTAGTTATAGAAGAGGACTTTTGATTCCTTACCTGTCTCAATCATTTTTGATGTAAGGGCAATCGCCAATGACGTTTTGTAGTGCTTGGTTCTTCCTTCTATTACCAGAAGTCCGGAGCTTGGTAGTTTAGTATGGGCATCGAAAATGTCAAAGCCTGTAGTTCTGAATTTTGAACTGTCGAGGATTTGCTGAAAGATGTCCTCTATCGAACAGACTCCTGTGATTTTGGTAGAGATCTTTCGCCCGGTCTTATACGCGGTGTTGATTTGTTCTTTTGTCAAACAGTCTGCGAGGTCAGCTTTTGGAGGAAGATGGTCTACATTTGCGATGATGATTTCCTTGCAGGGTAAAAGTCCTGATATTTTGTTCATTACTTCTTTACCAGCATCATCGTTGTCAGGCCAAAGAAGAACTGAATTGATGTCTTTGAAGTAAAACGCCCAATCTACTTTGTTGTAGCCTCGATTTGCACCTCCTAGCCAAGTGACACAGGCTGATTTTGGAAAGATGTTTTTAGCTGCTAATGCTGCTTTTTCACCTTCTACAATCACTGCTCTTTTCGTTCTAGGTAAGGTTTCAGCGCCGAACAGGCCTTTAAAGTCTGTTGGCCATTTAGCCTTTTTACCTGTAACAAAGCCTTCTTTTGTGTAAACGAAAGGAACATAGACCTTGGATTCGCCTATTTGGATTCGTCTGTTTGCGAACAAAGGGTTGCCATTAAGGTCTTTGTACCAGTACAGGGTATCACCGCAATAGTCTATGGGAATTATTTCCCCCGCGTGTACAGGCATAACAGGTTGAAGATCATCAACTTTGGTTTGTGGTTTTGGAAAATCGTCCAGTCTTTGTTGCCAAGCATTCCATTTACAACCTGGGTGATGGCATTTGTATCGCATCCAACCATCATCATCGCGGTGAACGGTTAGCGACCTTGCATTTGATTTCTTTCGATCGTGCGAACACATTGGGCAAGCAACAGTAAAGCTTCTTTTATGCTCGGCTACTTCAAATACAGGTTTGTCGTTCATTTTACGTTTCCCCAATTTACACCTGATTTAATGTCTGTGTGAAATGGTATGGGTAGCCACTTATCGAACGACTTTTCCATTATGCATTTCATTTCGATTGCATCGTTTGGATTTGAAGAGGTTAGTTCGATGGAATCGTGGACTGAAAACATAACTGGTAGCCCTTGTTCGTATGCTTTGACCAAACAAATTGTTGTCATGTCACTTGAACTTGATTGTACGATTTTGTTTAAGGATTTGTATTTGAACTGTTCATCGATCTTCATTCGTCTTCCGAGCATGCTTTTGAGGTAGCCTTTTCGATAGCCGGCTTGCTCGACCTTTTCTTTAAGGGATTTCAAATAAGGAACCAAAGTATTGTACTTTTTGAAGATTTCCTGTGTAGCCGCCAGTGGCATATTGAGCATTTTAGCGGTAGCTCTTCTTGACATACCGTACGAAATTGCAAGGTTGGCGGTTTTGGCGAGTTTTCTTTCGATTCGGCATATGTCCGCTACTTGTTGGTGGAGGTCATGTTTAGGATTTGCAAGGAAAGATGCTCTAAGGGCTTCAGCACCCGGGCAATCGGCTCGGTACGCGTATGCCAGTTGAACTCTTGGTTCTTGGCTTGAAAAGTCTAAGGAATACCATGTGTTATTTTCCTCTGGTAAGAAGATAGATTTTACGAACTGATTGGATATTTCATCTCGTGACGGGCAATTACCTGAAATTGAGGTAGCGCCGTGTCTTCGAATCAAAAGAAAAGACGAAGGAACGGTTACGCAAAACACTTCTTTGTGGTAGGGGGTCCTTTCTACCAGTGCAAATTCGGTTGACGAATAAAACTCTTCATAGAGTTGTATTCTGAATTTAGGGGCCCCGTGCTCTGTGAATTCACGAATAACGCATGAGCTGTTGCTAAGTGAGACCATGGCTTGAATACAATCAGCAGACTTTTGACTCTTTACGATCAAAACGTTCTTTTTGTCTTCATCTGGATACCACCTTCGAACAAAGTCGAGGATGTCAGTTCGGGCAAACAGTATGGTCTTTTCGGTTAGGTCTTTTGTAGCAGGATCTATGTAGCGCCATACGGCTGGAGGTAATTCTTTAGCTGATATAAAGAAGTGAATTGCGCCTGAAGCAAACTTAGAAATCTTTTGCACGTTAATGCCGATCATTTTACACGCGGCAAACAGTTTCTGAGCTTGGTGAGGTCTTGCTATGAAGAAGTCGACGCCTCTGTTTGGTATAATTTGACCTATCGAATGGATTGCAAACACTAAGTCGATGAATTCTGGAAAGATTTTAATACGGCTTTCATTCCGAATACCGCCATGAAGGTGTAACCATTCTTTATTAGTGTCGAGGATTTGATAGACTTCAAGTTTTCCTTCGCGGTTCATACGTAAACAGCGGTGATCATCAGTGACGGCCATACAAATATGTCCGGATTTAGATTTAAGGATATTGATATGGTCACATTGGTAATGGATTGGATTGGTGAAGTTAACAAACTTGATTTCCCCGTCTTCCCATTGAGCTATCTTGTCGCTGTTATGCAGGTCACGAAAAAGAACAAACCCGCGCTTTTCAGTCAGCACCTCTGTTTGGTCGTCGTAGCACTGTTGAATGTTGGGGTTCGAAGAAGAAAACCTACCTGTTTCTGTAGCACCTAGTATGTTGATCTCTGGGTAAATCCTGTCGTTTTCAGATCTTTCGATGACACCGTCGATGAAGTCTCGTTTGAGCTTTTGGTATTTCTTAGCATTAGACAGAGCGTAAATAGCAGGATGGTCCTGATCTTTTCGCCAATCTGCTGCTACTGAATCGTTACCTTTTTCAGTCTTAGCAGGTTCAAGGCCAAGGGCTCTGAAGGCATCTGCTAGCTGTAACGTAGAACCGATGTTAATTTCAGGGCAGTAATAGCTGAACTTCTCCATTTCTATTGAGTAGAGTTCTTCTAAGGCGTCACCTGATCGAATTGCTTGGTTCTTGTCGATTCGAACGCCTTTGGATCTCCATTTAACTAAGGCTTTGATGAGAGTGCTGTACATTGGGATAAGGTCAAGACCTTCTTGATAGAGGTCTTTAATTATCCAATCATAAAGTCTTCTTGTGATCTCTACGTCTTTGATTGCGTATTCATTGACCAAATCGGGGTAGTGTCTAAACAGTTCTCTCATGTGTCGACGTGGTTCTCCTCGTAGCTTCATGGTTTTACATGCTTCTTCTAGTTTTAGTATGTCCTTTCGAACACCGAGAATATCAATGGCTAATGAATCAAGACCGTAGTTGAAGAGTGAGTTGTCATAGAGTTTTATTAAAATAGCTGTGTCGATGATAAGTTTGTCCTCGTAAGGAATATTTAATCTATGAAGGCATCCAATGTCGTATTGAGCGTTATGACAAATGATAGTATCTGCTTTTTTAACTATGTCTCGTACTTCTCCGATGTTGGTGAGAAACTGTGCTGGTTCGTAGTCTGGTTTCAAGGCTATACCAAGAACGTCAAAGTCTTTAAACACCCAACCCGCCCCTTTACCAAGGCTGATATTGGGGTCGTGTGTTTCAGCATCCAGAACAAGTTCCACGGAAATGGTCCTTTCTTTTGAGGTTGGGTTAAAATAGGCCCTGATTAGAAAAGGTCCTGATTTTAAGCCTAAGTGCTTAAAATAAGTCCTCCAGCGTAACCTTGTCGTCTGCAACACGGTTGAAGGTAGTAGTTATTTCTTCACGTGGGGTTTCTTGATCCATAATGCGAACGGCAATGAGTTCGAATGAGACACCTGCTACGCTTGTTGTAGGCATTACATATGGGTATAGGTTAAAGGCAACTTGAACCTTATCGCCGTTTCTAATGATTTTAGTAGTAGGAACACGGTTATAGTCGAGGACGTGTGGGGGTGTTCCTTTTGATTCTTTTCGACGGAAGGATATGGTGTAGTTGCCAAACTCATCAGTTCTGTAATTAGGTTTAGGTCTAACACTTTCGTGAATAGGTCTACCCATTTTTTTTCTTTTTTCTACCAGCTCGTCAAAGGCTTTGTCAGCGATTGCTTGGCATTCTTTTATAAATGCATCGCCTTGTTCTTTGGTCATCTTTACTGTGATTGACCAATAACGGTTGACGGGGCTGCCTTTATAACCTTGTGGTTCGTAAAGGGCGTTGTAGCCTGATATGCATACAGGGGTTAAGTGATTTCTTTCAGTAGTCATGTGTTTTTACTCCTTTGGGTTGGGGTCTGAAGTTTTTCCGAGGATAGGATCGAGGCGATAGACCTTTGTTGCCAGTTCACCTGCTAGTTTAAGCACAGTGTCTGTGTCGACCTTCTTGTCCTTTGAATTATGAATGGCTATTTTAGTTGCATGCGCCATTGCATTTTGTAGTACGATTCGAAGTTCTCTTTTATCAACTTGCATAATGTTACTTCCCGCTGTGTTATACTGAATATCGAAAGATGAGCATATGAGCTTTCTTTCCCACGGAAACAAACTTATGAGAGATATTCATGTTGTTTTTAACCTTTCGACCAGTTTGTCTCTCACCTTTTCCGCTTCTTCACTTATGTCACAGACTAAGAACTCCATAGGGTCCTTTGGGTAAAGAAGTGTGCGTGATTGAGAGAGCAAGGTAATTGCTTCTTTTTTTATTCCTGAATTTGCTCTATATTTCTCTTCATTTTTAAGGCAATTCCAAAAGCGAATTGTTTCCAACTTCATCATTTCTTCAAGTTGTTCGTTGTGGGTAATCTCCCATGCTACAAAGCGGTATGTACATTCAACGGGGTCTCCGGCTTCAAGAGCGCCTAGGTAGCCTTTATTTGCATTGGTAACCATCATTTGTGTTTGAACTTGCATCTGGTAGTAGAGCGGGGGTTCAAGGTACCACTTAACAAAGCGTTTAGAGCTGGTAGATTTTGCCTCAACGACTATCTTTTCTACGGTATTGGCTACGAAGGCATCAGGTGTAGCGGCTATACGGTGAGTTTCAAGAACGAATGTGACGTTGTTGTTACGTATGGTCTCAATGCCCATGTCTATTTTGAAGGCTTCTAGGACTGCAGGTTCAAACAGTTGACCACGTCTTAGGGATGGTCCGTAGAGTGGTTGGGGGTCAAACTTACGATTAACTACGGTTGCGGGGCTTTCATAGGGGTTAAGGCTAAACAGCACGGCCATATCGGTAGCTGTGATGTTGAGAGTCCTTTCAGGTCTATAGGATAGATTATCTGTCATTTATATTTCCATTCTTTGGGTAGGTGTTTTTCCGCGTAGGGAAAGCCGTGTTTTTCGCACCAAGCGGCGTAGGTGGTTTTAGAAGACTTGGTGATTTTCTTATTTGATTGTTGAAAGACGAAATGAACGTTGAGGTTGGGGTGTTGTTCTTTAAGGAGGAGGTGCTTCTTTCGGTCTTGTGAATTGAAAAGGCCCTTGATTTCGATGATGGTTCCATTGTCTAAGACGATATCGGGTAAGTAGTGACTTACTGGTTTCTGGTATGGGATACGAAAGGGTTCATATTGGTAGTAAACCTTCATCGTGTCTAATTCATTTAGGATTGTTCTTTCGAAACTATTACGGCATTTAATTCTTCGTGTACTTTTTGTCTTTGCCATCTAGTCTCTCCAAATTCTCTACTTCAATGATGTAATCGATAAAGCCAAAGTTAATGAGGTCGTGTGGTCGTAACCATGTCGTTTGTGGGCCCATAAGGGCGTCTATTTGTTCTTCTTTTGCTAATGAATTGGATAGCAGGATATTTTTAATAGTTTCGAAGATGATTTTATGGTGTTTAACGGCATCCATGTGGTCATGGTAAGTTCCTTCGACAATCATCGACACGGGGTGAACCATACCGAATGAGTTCTGATTTGCTATACGGGTATGCCCTGAGATTGCTATAAGGAGGGCTGCAGACTCAGCTGAACCGGTGATGTAGGTGGTAATGGTGTCTTTATGCGACGAAATGAGTGATATGGAAGTGATAGCAGATAGGATGTCACCGCCTGTTGAGTTGATGTAGATATCTAGGGGACCTGATTCACGGTTATCAATTAACCATTGAGGTAGCGAATCAAGTGTTTTGTCTGTTAGGTAGAACGCTTTGGTTGTCATGGTTCTTAATCCTTATTTTTAATAAATTAAAAATTCAATTCTTCATCTTTAATAGTGAATAGGAAAAGTCTATAGCGTGAATGATATCTAATTGTTTATGGTAGCCTTCGAGTTGACCGATGATGGTAGAGAGTGTGTTGTTGGGGTGTGGTTGGTAGTCGGTGTGGAAGTCTGGTATGTCTTCGAAGATAAGGTGGGGGACTTTTCTAAGGCGGTAGCTTAGTTTGAATTCGGGGTGGTCGTCTACGTTGACGCTGTGAAGAACGAAAGGGGTGCTAAATCGTTGGTTAAGTTGAAGTAACTCTAATTCTTTATTGAGTTTGTCACAGCCTAAGCAGTTGTCTTTGTAGAATTTGGTAATATGAAGCATGTACCACCTGTGATTTGGGGTCTATGAGCATGAATGAAGTGGAATGTGAACGAGAAGACATGGGTAATGAATTATTTGATTTATTCGTTAACTATTATAGAGAGAATTTAATTAAAGATTGCAATAGTTTTTATATGGTTACGGGAACGGGGAGTGATATAGATGGTGGGGAGTGATATCGGGGATTTTGTTATCTGTGGAGTAATAGGGCTAGTTATATTAATATGCTTAGTCTTTTACATACTACCTATGAATAAAGAAGAAGATTAAGGACGGGGCCCGAACGAGAGTGAAACTTGAGTGAAGGAGAGGACCGAGTGATACATAGTATTATGTGTGGGACGGGGGCGGAGAGGGAATACAGGACTCTGTCCTTTGACGTGTACTTAATTAACTAAGGTGGGGCTGGTGAGTACGCGCTGTATTGTATATATCTATATATACATATACTATAAGTATTTATATATTTTATATATTATAAGTACTATAGGTATTCTAATTATTCTTATTATTTATAATACTACATAGTATTTTGATTAATCTAAAGTATTACAGAGCTATGCTATATTCTATAGTATAATAATATACATAATATGTAATTATTATAATAATAGAATAAGCACTACTCTAGAATATACGTGTATTTTAAAATATATGAAGTATATAATTATTCTGGAATACATGATGCACCCCCGAAATACTAAGAATACTAAGAATACTAAGAATACTAAGAATACTAAGAATACTAAGAATATATAGAGTATATAGTGTGTATGCTCCTGTCATAACACCCCCAACACACACACAGTAGATAACGAGTAACGTCAAAAACCAGAGGTTTGTATCCCGCCTTCACACCCCCGTCGTTCGTATAAATAAATTTATACTCGTCACTGCGAGGTCGGCAGACCGAAAGAGGTCTTCCTCGTTCCATGCTACGCGCTTTCTCTCCTCACGCATAACTCGCTGTGTAAAACCAAGTGGTGGCGTTACCCATCAAGTTATGCCGGATCTCTATAGAAGTATTCTTATACCCGGAATAGACATAAGAATATGTAGCGTTCCTCAACATTCAACACCCATAAGGACATGCCCGAGTAGTCTTGTACTACTGTGAATTGGATACAGGAGGAACGAGTACAACCTAGAGTTGTGATAGATAAAACTAGAAGTAGAGATACGTTTCTGTAGCTGTATAAGGCTTTCTGCGTGTTTCACGGAATTTAGCAATTGTTTCACAGGGATATTTACAACCACAGGTTGTATTTCATCCTCGAAAACAACCTATTGGTGTGTTCTTTCAGAGTGTACTCTGCGAGATCGCAATAAAATAATTGAAAAAATGTGTAGATATCCATTTAAAAAGAACTTATATGAAAACTAGTACTGCAAATAAACAAACAAGGAGATATTAAATGGGTACATTAGTGGGATACATGAGAGTAAGTTCTTTCGACCAGAATAAAGATAGACAGCAAGATGCCTTATCCTCGGCAGGCGTTAGCAAGCTATTCGAAGATGATATAACAGGGCTTATAATAGATCGCCCAGGTCTCAATGCACTGAAGGCGTATGTTAGAGAAGGAGATACAGTAGTTATCCTAAGCATGGATAGACTTGCGCGTAACCTGATTGAGTTTCGTAAGTGTATTAACGATTTCAATGCTAAAGGCGTTTCGGTTAAGTTCATTAAAGAGAACATAACAATTACTGGTGATGATTCTCCGATGTCTATCCTATTCCTTTCGATGATGGGCGCATTTGCTGAGTTCGAGAGGGCCTTCATTCGGGAGCGTCAACGTGAGGGCATAGCGTTAGCTAAGGCCAGAGGGGCGTTCAAGGGTGGCGTACGTAAGCTAGGCCAAGCGGATAGAGACTATCTATATGATGCTATTGATCGTGGCGTTCCGAAGACAGAGATAGCCAAGAGGCTGAAGATAACCCGCGGCACTGTGTACTCCTACATTGGGCTAAAGAAGGCGCTCATGCTTGACTAAGCAGGGGCTTTGCTGCAATAGCGCCGCATGTGCGAATAAAATCTCAGGCTGAGGGGGGTGTGGCCCCCAAGGCGCGTGATTTAAGAAGGACCGGAGGCTTCACGAAATTTTTATAGGTTCAGGAAATTTTTATATGATTCTGATCACAAGAAATTTTATAAGGACCGGACAGTTCGAGAAAATTTTTATATAATTTAGACACCCATAGGATTTTTTATATTTTTTGTGGGATTGAGAATATTTCTTCCGAGGCGCGATATTCAGAAGCTGAATTGTTAATTTTTATGCGGATTAAAAATTAAACAGATCGTATTCGTGATTTACGAATGGAGACTGTTCAGGGTTCATATAATCGTACTGACTAACGCAGTATGCGTTGTGGGGGTGGTTATTTTCGTTCACAGTGGTTTTGAGGCCTACGGCTAGTGTACGGAAGGCGTCGGCAGCGTTGGAGTGGGAATCGTGGAGTGGGGTATCGTTGAACTCGCCTGATTGTCGGTTAGTTGAGGCACGGTAGTTCATGAGGTGGTTAAGGCCGAGGTTACATTTGAATTGGTCGAAGCGGGAAGTGTAGAGGAGGGTTTGGGCCATGGAGATTCCTTCGATTATGGGAACTTTTTTAGCGATTATGACTTTCATATTGTGGGATTTAAATATTGAGAGTCTAGATCTGTTTGATTCCCAAGAGACGTGGGTTACGTCGTGTGGGAGGATATGGTGATCGTAGGAGTAGGGTTTTGAGTTGACGAGGTTGATGTAGTGGTGAATGTCTTTGTTATTGTCTTCTTCGAAGTCGATGATGTTGATGATGGATGGGTTATGAGGGTCACGCTGTACGAACCATATACAGGTAGAGTCTGAGGTACCGAGGTCCCAGGCTGTGATGACGGGGCAGAGGGGGTTATAGGGCACATCGGTTATGAGGTTGGGTGTTTCGTTAATGATATTGGAGAAGTAGGTACCTTGGATAGCGGCAGAGAATGAGCAGAGGTATTCCTGTTCGAATTTATTAACGGGCATTGACTCACGTATTTCTTTTATTTGGTCACGGGTAGCAACGTTGGTATCGTAGATAGTTTTCTTAATAGCGAACCAGGAAGATTTAGAGTGGGCTTGATCGAAGAGGTCTTTGAAGAGGTTATCGCCTTTAGGTGTACCTATGAATAGGGCACCTCCGTTATGGGCTCTAAGGGCGGGGAACACAGCTTCGTACCAGGTATCCCGGGGCATTTGGGCAACTTCGTCTAGGACTACGAAGTGGGGGTGTTGTCCTCGTATACGATCGGGGTTGTCCGCACCTTCGAGTTCGATAGTAGAGCCGTTAGGTAAGGTGATGATTAGGTTTGTTTCGTTGGCTGTATGGGGGACGTTTTTTAGGAAGTACTTGAGTTCCCGCCAGGCAATTTTCTTTGCTTGTAGTTTTTCAGGTGCGATGTAGATGTACTTTCCGCCTTGAGGGAGGGGGCAGGACCAGGCTCTTTTAATGAGTTCGTTTATAGCAAGCCATGTGTTATGGGTTGGGGTATATTGTTTCGAGACTAGATATATAGAGTCAGGGGAGTTGACAGTGATGCACCTCATAGGTATTGACTGTGATGGGATCTCTTCGACAGATGTAACGATGTTGAAGTGGTATTTCATTCGAGTATTAATTGGCTTGACGTGCGCTATCATTTTACTTAGACGAAAACAGGGAAACCATGCTTTGAAGATAGTGTGTGGCCAGTCTCTTCGGGCATTCTTTGCTTTTCGTATTAAGCTGGTAGGTAATAAGCCAAGTGAAGATAAGACCTCCTTGAAGTCTTTCGTTAGTGAAGGTGTCTTACTAATGTAGGCCTCCATAGAAGAATTCTTATTGGTCTTTTCGAGTATGTGACCACGTTGATCCATCATGCCTTGAACTAAAGCTATGCGTTGTTCGATAGAACTAAACTTGTATATATCAGGTATGAATAGGTGACCAAGCGACAACCCCAACTCCGCTATCTTTAAGGACAGTACGTCGTTAGCCTCTTTTCCAATAGGTCGAATGCAGGACTTGTAAGGTAAGTTGCCATATTCACATTCGATGCCTAAACCATTCAGCTCATCGGTAACCCAACTAACAATGTCTGCATTCTTACATTTAATATGGAATCTTTTCGTATTCACTCTTTCCATTCCCAACCATAACCCAAACAAGTATGGATCTATTGGAAGTTCCCTGTGAGCAAACTCAACTGCATCAGGTTTAGGTAGTAGTGTGTGGTAAGCACCATCGTCAGCCCACGCCTTCAACTTCTTCGTGTCAATCGTTTCCCATTTAATGCCGTCTAAACGTAAACTATAGTAACAGTTCTTCTTCGGTACCCTAGCCGCCACCCACAGGTGCTCCCCACAGGCGTCAATTGAGGCCCCAGCCTTAGTCTCAACACGGTAGATCTTTTCTGTCGTTATAGGATGTAGTTTTGTAACTTTAGCACAGCCCCGTAAGCCAGGTATGGTATCGCCCTCTTTGAGGTCAAAGAGTTTAATCCATGTAGGGTTGGGGGCCTCTTCGTTAGCAGATTGGATGCGTAGGATGTCTGTGCTTAGGCTTAATTTCTTACCGGCCCCGCGATGAAAGACGACGACACCGAATCTTTTCTTTTCGAGCAGGTCATGAACTTCAAGTTGGTGGGAAGAGGGCGTGTATGGGATGATGGCTTCTTGAACTGATTTATCTTCGAGCATTTTCTTCTTTTGCTGTTCGAGTATGAGTTCTTCGACGTTGTCTAATAGATAGGTTTGTTTGAGAAAACTAAGGTCTCTTTTTTGGGTGGAAGTACGGGCTGTGTTTTTATTGGTGCCACCTCTGTCTTTTCGTTCACCTCGTTTAATGCTTGTATCACTGAGTGCCGCAGTTTTAGCCGCTTTCAGGCTTTCGTTGGATTTTACCTCGCCGGTAATGAACCCCTTGGGAACGATCTTCTTTATTTTATTTGCCATCGGCATCGCCTTTCACTTCAATGAGAATCTTTTCGGGCTCGACGGCCCCTTGGAGTTCATTCGATTTCACCTCACTTGGACGTGACCATCTAAGTTCAATGGCAGTAACATTTTCGGATCTGCTTTGAACGGCGGATAAAGACGGATGTTGGAGGTTACGCAACTCCTTGGCGTATTTAGTTCCTTCTTCCCACGTTCGGGCATTAAGTAAAGCTCTTTCGAAGAACTTCTTACTATCAGTCCCAAAATATTCTCTGTCTATATCAGTAATTTCGTCTTTTGCCATTTTGTTAAACACTTCGCCAATTTTCACCACTAAAACAAACTTAACAAAGTTAAGAACAATTTTGTTAAAATTGAATTGACAAATTAAGCAACAATTATTTATTCGGGAGTGGCAATGTTGAAGATTTTAAAGCGTGTGAACAAGTCGCCTGAAGTTCCAGCGGCCACTGCCCCTGTAGCAGCACCTGTTGCACCAACCACGGATAACAGTGAAGAAGTTGCAAAGCAAAGAGCAATTGAAGAAGCAAGACAAAAGAGAGCACAAGGTTTAGCAGCGACTGATAACACAGGTGGTGAAGGTGTGCCATTAGCGTCTGAGAATGTAGAAGACAAGACTCTTTCGTCAAAGAGTACAATTTTAGGAGCCTGATGGGATGGCTACGAGAAGCGGGTTAGGAATAGTTCTAGACAATATAATGGGAGGCCTTACTAGTCTTTTTGGAAACATCTTGCCGTATGGTGGGTATTCAGGGTCTTCATCTCAAACCGTAACAAAGGCAAATCCAATAGTTACAAACCCTTGGTCGGTAGCAGCACACTTTACAGATAAAAGAAGTGGAGAGAGGTATAGCGGTGGAGGTAGGTGGCGGAATGCGACAGGAACTGATATCTATCTCAAACCAGGCCAATCGTACAACTTCAACACCGGTCAATATAATGACCCTTCCATTCACAACAAGACGGCCGCTCGTTTAAATCAACAAGTAAATGAAATAAAAGCAAACGAGGCAGGCCTTTCACAGGTGTTTCAAGATTCTGCTCGTCAAGGAAAGAGTGTGTTGGCAACGATGGACGAACTCTATTGGGGTGACGTTCGCACCAGTGCATCACAAGGTCAAGAGATCAGTTTGGCTCAACAGGCCGCTTCGGGTGGAATTAATACTTCAGGAAAAAAGACAATATTAGGTAAAGTGGCACCTACGCCGGTAGTAGCCGCTCCAACACACAGGGCAGGAGGCCGTAGACGATGATTAAAATTAGACAAAGAAGAAATGGTGGTGGCGGTGGAAAAGCAGCAGCCCCTCCTCCAGCCCCCGCAGCAGCGGCAGCCCCCGCGCCAGTTGTAGAAGACACAGGACCAGATCCACAAATGCAAGCAGAACTTGAAAAGCAAAGAGCCTTAAGGTATCAGGCGGGTAAGTTAGGCAATACCGCTGAAGGTACTGGTACAGGTACCACGATGACAGAAACCAAGCAAGAAGAGACGACCACGGGTAACAACTCTACGATCTTAGGTGCATAGATATGATTACAGATAAAGGTTATGGCCTTTCGAGTTCCAATTCAGAAGATAAAAAAGACAAAACTGTAAGTAGAATTCTCAGTAGATTTGACACATTGAAGTCGATGAGGTCTAACTACGAATCAGTTTGGGATGAAATCACAGACTATATATTACCAAGTCGTGGATCGTATTCTCAATTGAGGTCGAACACACCTGGTCAAACCCGCGGAAAAGATGTATTAGACATTACGGGAATTGTTGCCTGTCGAACATTAGCAGCCCGTGTCGTAACCGAGATGACCAGTCAAGGTGAGCGTTGGTTTGATTTTCGGATGGCCGACCCTGTATTAGATAGCAACGAAAAAGTAAGACGCTTTCTTTATGATGTCAGTGAAAAGGCTTACGGTGTTCTTTGTGGAGATTGGCGATTGCCCCACATTGAAGTAACTACCGATTGGATTGCGTATGGAACGGCATGTCTTTTCGTAAGTGAAGTTGAAGACGATAAAACAGGTGTAAAGGAACTTGTCTTTAAGTCAATACCTGTAACTGAGCTCTTTATAGCAGAGGACTTTAAGGGTTGTCCTGATACAGTCTTTCGTTATTTTCAATTGCCCATTCGACAAATTGCACAAGAGTTTGGAACTGATGAGTTCACACGAGATTTAATGCAATGTCTTGAAAAAGATCCTGATCGTATCTATGAAGTTGTTCACGCCGTATATCCAAGTGATGACTATATGCCAGGGGCTAAGCAACGCGATAAGATGAAGTACAAGAGTTGCTATGTTCTTCGAGACAAGCAGATCCTTCTTTCTGAAGGTGGCTTTAAGGAAATGCCATTTATAGTCTTTCGTTTTTGGAAGAGAACGGGAGAGCCGTATGGTGGAAGCCCTGCGTGGGATGCTTTGAGTGACATAAGGATGATCAACGCCATGTCAAAAGCAGCTCTTCGAAGCTTTCAACTTGAGGCTTTTCCGCCATTGATAGCAGCTTCCGATGGTGTAATCTTGCCGCTTAAAACAAGTGTTAACAGTGTCAACATTGGTGGTATCAGCCCCGATGGTAAACGTTTAATTGAGCCGCTCTTTACAGGTGGAAAAACACAACTTGCCTTTGAGGTTTTAGAGCAAAGACGTCAAGCAATACGTAATGCCTTTTTCGTAGACCCTCTTATTAATAGAGAGAACAGCATTCGCACAGCCGCTGAAGTTCAAAAGAGAGCTTCAGAAGAATTAAATGGAATTGCTCCATTCATTAATAGATACGAAGAAGAATATTTAGAAAAGCTTTTAGATAGGGTTCTTATTTTTGTATTGGAAACGATGTATGAAAAGGAAGAAATACCCGAAGAGATTCAAGGAAATGAGACGCAAATTGAATACACCGGCCCATTAGCCAAGACTCATCGTGCTAAACAGTTAGAATCTACTTCGATCTTCTTACAATTGCTTCAAACGATTGCACAATCAGATCCAACCATGATGTCGGTAATTAAGCCTGAAAACTTGATCTCCATGATGACGGATCTCTTAGGGGTTCCATACTATATATTAAAGTCGCGAGATGAGTTATCAGCTGAAAAGCAAATGGCGGAGCAAAAACAGGCTATTGATATGTTGATGCAAGCAGCACCGGCCTTAAGTCAAAGTGCTAAGAACACAGGGGCGGGCATGAAAGATGTCGCACAAGCGGCTCAAATTGGTATGCAAGGTATAGGAGCACCATGAAGTTTTTAAATAAAAAACAACAAAAGTATAAAGAAGTGTTTTCGGGCCCAAGTGGGGAATATGTCTTGGCTTCTTTATTCGACTTTTTAGGTTTTTACAAACAGGCCTTTGTTCAAGGAGATGCTTACTTAACAGCATTTAACGAAGGCAAACGAGCAGCAGCATTACACATATTGCAGCTGATTGCGATGAAAGAAGAAGATTTGAGAGATTATGTGAGAAGTTACCGTGAAGAGATGTACTCCTCTCAATCTGAACAAGGAAAGGAATTTGACCTATGACAGAAGAAACACAACAAAACCCCGTGGTAGAGACACCTACTGAGGCTTATAGTTCCGGTGGGCCTACCCACGCCCCCGTAACAGAAACACAAGATTCTGGTGTAAAAGAGATTATTATAGGGTCTGATATTACACCTACTGATAGAGATATTATTTATGAACGCCTTGGTAGGCCTAAGAGCCACGAGGGGTACGATCTTACAGGTATAGTTCCTGAGACGTACAACCAAGGAGTTGTCGAAGAGTTTAAAAAGAAAGCACATGAAACCGGAATGTCTGCCGAAGGCGTTCGAACCATGGCGGAATGGTACAAAGACTTAGAGATCAAACAAAGAGAATCAATAGAGAAATCTAAAGCGATCCAGACGGATCAATACATTCTCGAACTCAAAAAGGACTTTGGAGCCAATTTCGACAGTGAAGTTAAGAACGCGAGAAAAGCACTTGATGCTTATACAGACTCTGCTTTTAGGAAATATATGGATGATACGGGAT